GACTGTCTCTAAAGACCGTTTCTCCCTTGCGCGGATTTGCCATTTTCACAGTAATTTCTCGATAAGAGATTTCACCCGTAAATGGGTCCACGATTGTAATTATGGTCGTAGGAGCTGAAGATTTTTTTGTCGTACCAACATTATTAAAATCGGTTCCGCCAAGAATGACTTTTGTAGCGCCAGGGAAGCCAGCGGCCAATTGTTCGGCCTGGCCTCGAGCAACCTTCTCAGCAAAACTTTCTGCTTGCGCCATTACTCCGTCAGCTGAGCTCGCGCCGATGGAGCCGGGCGGCATGGGATCACCCTCGCTAGCCAAATTATCAAGAACATACGCGCCTGCTTGACCAGAAGGTACTGCTCCGGGAGGAGCTGACGCAGGTACGCCCCCAATTGTTCCAGCTGCATCAAAAGAAAAATTAGGAGCAGAAACAAATCTTCTCAACGGTTGAGGTAGACCGGGGGTTTGAGGCGCGACCATATACGCTGCTACAGACATTGTGAATGAATACTTCACCAATCTTTCAGCATCGGTGAAGTCATCAAAATTATTCTGGGGATTTAGAGCTGCATCGACAAAAGCTGAAAATCTATAACCGGATGGTGTTTTTATAGAATAAGTGCGCATTCGACTCTCAACGTAGCTTCCCATCATAATCGTAAGCAAGGCATTCATTTCTTGAGTATACTGCGTCCAAAATGTAATTTCATAATTCGCCGTGTACTGCTTAATAGGCGGCATCTCAATGTACTCAATAATGTTTTTTGCCACAGAGGGCGTAAGGATGATTCCTTCACGGACTTTCATGGGAATGTTTGCAGGCGATTTTCTAGAAGAAATTTTGCCTGGATCTGTTCCCGAGCCCACACCCAGGTCTGTTTGATTACCCGGTTTAATGACCATATTATCGTCATTCTTGAAACCGTACTTATTTTGAAGCCGCTGGAATATTAGGTCATCTTTCGAAATCCGAGATTTTACCAAAATGGGAGAGCCCTGAAATTGTGTGGCACCTTTCGCGCCGAGTTGGTCTATTCCGCTTCTTACAATCGAAATTAAGGGAAGAATTAAAGCGTTTGACTTATCTCGTAATGGACGATTTCTAGCCAACAATGCAAATCGTTCACCTGTCGCGAAAATAACAGGTGGTTTTTTTAATTCATCTTTCCGCTTAACAAATAAGGGAATTTCTTCATTAAAAAGGTTGAAAACAGCTCGATCGACATCTTCGATAGTACATGATGGAATTGTTAAGTCATCTACAGCATCAGGATTATCATACCCTGAACTTACACTATTGACTTTCTTTTCTTTTGAATATCTAGTCGTCATTTATCAACTCTCATCATAGAATGCAGAACTTATTTGTTCTGGTGAACCCTTGGGAGATACTTCTGCTGGAGCCGGGGCTGGAGGTAACTCCAGTTTTCCCTGCTCTATCAAAGCTCTTACATCACCTGTTTCACCAAGTATATTTTTTGCAAATCCGCGTTGTTGGACGAATACTTTCTGTGTAGCATCAGGATCTGAGTAACCCTCGTCTGTCGGGCCGTGGGGTTCTTTATCAATCTGACCAAGACGAGCCTGCTTACCCATCAACTTTACACCAGTTACGTATTCAACCTCTCCATAAATATTGTTCTGCCACTCTAAAGACGTTATTTCAAAAAATGTGTCGCCATAACTGAAATAATCTCCCTCTCTGACCCCAATGTCTTTATCGATCATGTCTCGATAATGCAAATAAACCTCTATAGAAGAATATTGTTCTTGTCCAAAACGATTTGTCCTGGTCTCATTTGGTTGCCAGACAACTTGAGAATCTATGTCAATAGGGTGGTCGAATATCTTATCAGGGGCCTCTTCATAAACATCATGAATTTGTGTCTTATCATACCGTATTGGATAATAAAAAATCTTCTGACCAACTACATCTTTGATGATCTCTTTGGTGACATCAGAAATAAGGTCAATTTCCCGAGGAGTTATGAATAATCTAGCCATTGCTCATCCTCATGATATAATGATCGATTTTCCGAGGGGCATGGGAATTAGCTTAAGCGCTCTCATAATATTTTCTGCGTCAGTCGCGCCACTTTCCAGCATCGCACTGTATGTTAAGCTGTCCAACAGCTCAACAAGCTGGTCTCTTAAGCGTCCTTGATCTTCCCTTCCTTGAGAAATAAGGTCTGGGCCATTAAGAGTGAGATCACCAGATGGGATTGGTACAGTCTGAAATTTTGATCTTACCTGCCCCAAAAGCTCTTTACACAAAGCAAGACAATATTGGCGGACCCACTGCCGTGCAACAGAATTAGCCTTATTAAATGCCAGTCTGCCAAATGGCACATTAGAAAGATTCGAGACACCATAAATCGATTCATCAGGAATTGACGGATCTAGAGGGTCGGGAGGGAAAGAAACTCGTACCCAAAGCTTTGGTAAGCTACCAGACGTTTGAGTCGGCATAGGATAAATACGCAACTTACTCCCAATTATTCTGTATGAATAATTGGACCGTCTTACTCTATTTGAAATGTCCATTTGACCGGCTCGTAAGACATCTTCAAAAACGGGTAGCACATAAAATACTGTTTCTGGAGTAAACGATTCAAACGAAAACTCGTTATTCAAATAATTGATGGCAGATGTGGTATCAAAAAACCTATATGCAGCTTGTGGGGAGAAGTGAAAAACCTCTCTGATTCTTGCTGGCTTTTGAGAAGCACTTGCTATCAAAAGATTACCACTAGAATCCTTCAATTCTGAGTATATATCATAATCTTGCACTTTATATCGAAGCTGGATTGAGCCAGAAACCTGATTATACACTCCACCCAGGCCTGCTTCCATAGAATAAGGCTCAGCCATCCGCAAAAGATATTCGAGGTTTTGTCTTGGAAATAGTCCTGTGGGATTGCTAGCTGTTGACGATCCAAGCAAATTGTTTAATTGAGATTTTGCATCAGCTTCATTAATGATTCTACCATACTCACAAAAGGATTCCTCAAAACAAGCCCACATCTGTTTCTTTGTTAATTCAACAGACAGTATGTCATCGCCCAATTTCCTTTTGACGAATGAAATCATGGAATTGGCTTCGGTCTGAAAATCAGCGTCAGAATCGAAGAAGCCAAACGGGGTTGGGTTTTTTGTAAATGCAAATGTAGACATAACACGCTCTTAGTCTAACTATTAGACTGAACGCGAAATATCTTAATTAGTCGGCGACTCTAAAATCATATTTTGATAAAAAACCGGGGCACTTTCTACATAAAAACATGGCCACACGGTCTAAATAAAAAATAAAATTTTTGGAATTAATATCCCAGCTTTGACAGGCACTCGTCTAGGGCTGCTACCTTATTAGTGCGACCCCCTCGTAAGAATGTCTTTCTTAGAGAATGACAAAGCATCTCTAATTTTTGATCCACCGTAAGCGGCTCTGGCTCTGGCTCAGGTTCAGGCGTGAGATCGCTAACTTGTGCCTTCAGGTCTGCGATCTCTGCTTGGGCTGCTGCGAGATCTGCTGCGAGGGCACCAGAATTATCTTCTACTGCAGCTTCGACAGCTGGAGCTGTGGTCGTCTTTGCAGGCTTTGCCTTAGGTGTCTTCTTAGCAGTGGTTGATGTTCCGGTTTCGGGCATTTGTTTCTCCAAACTTGAATTCAAAAATAAAGCAATGAAAATAGAAGTAAAATTTGGAAAATAAAAAAAGGGGCGCCATGGCGCCCCTTTGAAAACTAGCTACACCGCAAAGGTGACTGTTACAACCCAAATATATTAGGAAGCTACAGTTACCAGAGTTCCGGATCCGATATTGATTCCAGAAACCTGCCACATTGTCGCGGATACAGCAACCACATGGATTCGGGAGCCAACAATGCCACCCTGTGTCGTTCCATTCATGGTAAGCGTATCTATTGTTGCAGCCCACGAATCGATCACAGACGTTGTAGTAGACAGGTTAGTGCTATTAAACGCCGCAGTCGTGGTTACCAAAGCTCCTGCCAAGCCATCCGCGGTTTGCGTCGTAATAACTGCATCACCGGTTTGAGTGGCACCCACGACGAATGTATACTCCAGACCGGCTTGGGCTTGGGGCAACGTAACTGTGCATGCTGTTCCATCAAACGTAAATATTGTCCCACTTTGAGCTACTGTTGGTGTAGCTGTGGTGCCGGACAGATCGACAACCTGACGCTTTCCTGCATAACCACTGTTTATTTGTAATAGTCCGGTACCCGTGGTTTGCTCGATACCTTTCGCTGCTGAAATTGTTACCTTAGGCATAATCTTCCTCCTTTATGCTCCCAATGCTTCCGATCCCCCGTGGGTGTCAGGTGATTATTTGAACCGGGCCTACCTTTATATATTGCGGGAGGGGTGCAAATTATCCGCTATCCGTGATAAAATAAAAAAGGGGTGCCCGATTGGGCACCCCTTAGATTTTAGAACCTCAGTTACCTTAGATAACGTCCATGCTCATGCAGTTAACGACACCGTAGAAATCGGAACGTACCATCTTCTTACCGTACCGAGTCATCACGCCCTTGCGAGGTGTGAAGTCTTCGGGAGCGAAGATAGTAGGAGTGACGATCAGCGGTACGTAGGGAGCGTATACGTATCCAGTCTCAAGGTAGCTACCGCCCTTGTACCCAACAAGGATCTTGTTGCGTGGGAAGTAGGGGTCCTTATAGACTGTGAAACGGTTACTCAGCGTACCGACCTTTTCACATCCGAGTCCCATTGGTGCACCAACCTGTCCGTCTCCATCAATGCTGTAAGAAGGACGATAGAGGACAGAAGCCTCAAGGATGGTGGCCACATCGGGGGATACCACGATGAAGTTGGCGGAACCGCGAAGAGTTAAGCGATGAATCTCATTAGCACAATCGATGATTGTCTCAACGAGGGTTTCATACCACTCACGAACCGTACCGGTGAAAGCCGGTCCGGGATTAAGCGAGCTAGCCTTAGACTGGACAGCACCACTCTTCTTGTTAACAAACTGACCTGGCATTCTAGACCAGTAACGAACAGTCTTCGCCTGCATGAGCAGGTCATTCAGGATCTCACGATCAATCTCAAGAGCAATCTGCTCAGACAGAATCTGAGTAAGCTCAACCTCAGCATCCAAGCTGTGATAGGCATTCAAATCCTGAGCGAGTTCCGGTGACCAACGAGCACGCAACTTGCGAGTGCTTGCGACAACCGAGATAGCCTCGATCTTGATATCAATCTCAGGAATCTGGGGGGCTGGTGCGTCGATTGCAAAGTTCGACTCGAAGACGGGCACTACGAGAGTGTCAGCTTCGTTAACAGTCGATGCAAGCGATGCGGCCTTAGGACCACTGATCAAGAAGTTAGCAACGATAGAGGACGAGAAAGCCGTACCAATACCGGAACCGGAAAGAACCATAAGAAGCGCTGCGCCAGATGTTGACTTAGTAGCCATCGGAGCAGGTGTCAGTGAACCAGCCGCAGAAGCGGAGGTAACTAGCATGTTCAGACGTCGAAGGTTAACAACACCCTGACCACCCTGGAATGTTTCGCCAAGATCGGCGACATCACCAGCGGCAGAGCCGGGGTTTGAACTCGTCAGGAAGAGCGCGATGTCCTTCAGCTGAGTAAGATCAATATTTGTCAACGCAGGGTTACCAAGGTCAACTGCGAGGAAGAACCACTTACCGTTCTCATCATCGATTAACTGAGTGACCTGGGGGTCAAACTGAAGGAATCGACCATCAGCACCGGAGCTCTTCATCTTACGGTTTGCAGTCAGCGAACGGGCTGCTACACGACTCTGAGTTGCATTGCTTCCAAGTGTGAACCAGGAAGTCGCTGCTAACTTAGCGCCTGTTGTTTCAGAACCGCCAGCGAGCTGGGAACCTGTGTGAACTCTAGAATAACCTGAACCGACAAGATCATACTGACCACCAGTTCCAAGAGAACCGGAGCGTATGCCCTTACCTGCGGGGTTATTATAGATGGACTGACCAGCATCATATGTATTCTGACTGGCTGTACCAATACCATCTTCATCACCACCAACGTTAGTACCGTAGGTGTAGTCAAGATAGAAGAGCAGACCAGAAGGTAAGCTCATTGGTTGGATTGAAACCAACTCGTTTGCCACAAGGCCGCCGAATACTCGACGAACGATGGGGAAAGCAACGTTGGTAAAACCCCGGATATCACCGGAGCTTGCGGAGGGAGAGAGACCGCCACCACCAAGGGTGTTTTGCTCTCTTAGAACCTGTCCTGCCTGATTCTCAAGTAACTGCGCCATGTTTTCACGATGGACGCCTTCGAGACCTCGGAGGAGACCAGTTCTACTCCACTTTTCTGTCAATCGAGCGTTGTTTTCGCCCAAGTGACGCTGCCGAATACCTTCGGTCAGCTGTTCAAGTGTGAACTTTTTAGACATTTTTAATTTCTCCTTAGAAATATTTCTTTGTTAATTGGCGTCTACTTTTTGATACCAGCAAGAGCTGCCCAACGATCTGTCTGTGCCGACTCAGTTATTTTGCTGCCGGAGCTGCGAGTAGGCTTGCTGGACGATCCCAGAACTCTTCTTGCTTTGCCTTCCGTAAGGGAAGACTTCTTCAACGAACGAGACAATGACTCGTAAACGAGCTTCGCCTCACGAATTGTCTTGGCATTATCAAGGGCCTCGACTATGGCACGCTGTTGCTTAGAACTTACATTACGATTTTGCATCAGTTTGTTCACATAAAGCAGTTTTGCGTTAAAAAGATTCATTTCAGAAAGCTGGCGCTTAAGCTGTGCATTCTCTGCAACAGTACCGCGGCCGGCCTTTCTAGTTGTAGACCGAGCTGTACGAGACCGGGTGCCACGACGTCTGGTTTCAGACATTCTAGCACGGCGTCTTGCACGTCGTCTACGAGATTCTACTGTAGGTGTGGGGACCGAAGGATCGCCAAGCTCATCAGCGAGCGCATTAAGAAGGTCGTCTTCATCTACATCGATAAAGGACTCATCTTCAATGTCACCGCCACCAAACTGGTCGGCTTCGTCAGAAGCGAGAGCGCTGCCCTCTGTGGCTTCACGTACTCTGCGGAGCTTGCTGAGTTCGCGGCGAAGCATACGAGGATCGATTTCGAATACCTCATGCATCTCTTCAAGGTCGAGTGCAACTTCTTCTTCAGCTGCTTCTTCCTCTTCGCCTTCGCCGGCTTCAACTTCCTCTTCGCCTTCGGCTTCTTCTTCCTCTGCGCCCACGTCGCTTACAAGCTCTAAATCAAGAGCATCGACATCGGCTTCCTCGGCGTCTTCTACGCCAAGAGCTTCAAGGTCCTCATCACTGAGAACCAGTTCCATTTCGTCTAGTTCACCGTAGCCAGCTTCAAAAAGTCGGTTGAAAATGGCTCGGCTGCGTCGGTTAGTCATTTGGTTCATCTCCTTTAATGTTTCGAATATTGCTAAACGAAGACCTTTTTCCTTGCTACCAGAACTAACTATTGCCTCTGATCGTAAAGTTATTGCTTCGTCTAAAAGTTTTTGGTATGACCTCTTAATAACAGCGCGTTGTTTTGGAGATAAATCTTTATATTTTACCTCGGATAACAACACATCCATTCTCCTCACCTTCCGTCGAAGCTTACTGTTTCGCTCTGTTAGCCCATTAACTCTGGATGGATTGGATTTATTAGTAGTAGCACCGTTGCTACCTACTCTCTGATTCCTCAGAGAAGATTTTTGCTCGGCGACCGTTAAGTTAACGTCACCTTGCGAATTAATAACGACAGATGCAGAACCTACGCCATCTACTGGCTCAGCCACTAACTCATCAGGAGCGGCCTCTACATCGAGCTCGTCTGGTAATTCCTCTACAGCAATTACTTCGATCTCATCGTCTTGTTCAGAAAGAAGCTGGGCTTCTACCATCGCTTGGATACGCGGGGTCAAAGCTTCAATAATTTTATTCTTCGCGTTCTGCTCTGCTAATTTTTTTAATTGCTGAGCTTCCGCAATCGCTTCTAAGTAAAGATTTGTTGACATATTATGTTAATCCTCTTAGCACACACAACTTAAATATGCACTAAACGCCAAAGAATTCTTGTGAGTTTCTTTATTCAGCCTCATTTTCCTGATCGAGAATGTATCTTATCACTTTTCTTAGCTTTATTAAATTAGGGTCTTCGCCAGACTCATACTCAGAATATGTTATATTCGCAGCATCTAATGCCGGCTCTTCGGGCGCAAGGGACCATCCCCTTTTTGTTCCCGTCCTGGGATATTGGCCTGGGTCAATGGCCATGGGAGAATTAACTCCCCCTCCCACTTGAATTCTTTTTTTATACATCGCTGGAAATGGGGCCAAACCTTTTCCTGCTTGCTCTCCCAGCGAAGGACCGACCGGCTTGTTTCCTCCCGCTTTGTACATGCTGTCTCTAGAACGCTTAATCAAAGAATCCGAACTCTTATAGGGAGTAGCAATTTTATTAATGAACTTTTGCAAATCTTCATCACTCATTACTTCTTCATCTTCAATAACTTCTTCATTCTTAACATTCGCGTAAGGAAAAGCCTCGCCTTTTGAGCGAGGCTTATGAAAATGATTGCTGTTTCTACCGTAACCTAAATCATCTCTGGTATCTTTATACGCTCCTGCTCCCCGACGAAGTCCAAAGCTAAGAGGATCGTCGGGAAAATCGCGCATTAAGTGCCGCTACCCCACGCAGCACCAAAGACGTAATCTCCTAATGTACCAGCAGACTGTGCGGCAGAAGAATCATTCGGGCTGAGCTGGGAACCGACACCTTCACCCCATTGCTCATTGGGTGATTCACCGAAACCAGATGGAGGATCAGCTTGATCTGTTGGGTTCATACTACCCGGACCGGGTGAGACAGGATTCGGAACATATGGACTAGCAGGTAAACCGCCACCACCAGTTTCAACGTCAGCCATATTTGGAGCGTCGGAGTAATCACGACTAAATTCACCAAATGTGTGACCGCCATCATTTACGACGCCATCAAGAACCAACTCTTGAAATTGTGCTTTTCTTTCGTCGTCTGTCAACTCTTCTGTATAGATGGGTGATGCAGGAAAAGTTGCAACAATTGTTTCAGTGGAAGCCGTCCCCATGGCTTTTGTTGTTGAATTTGCTTCAACGATTGTCTGTGTGTGCGTTGGCATTGATTTGAGCCTCCCTTATTAAAATTAAAGCTTCTTGTGTAGTCGAGTCTTAAGACGCCTTTTGGCTTCTTTAACTTTCTTCATTTTTCTAGTCAAAACGCTTTCTTGAATCTTTAGCGCTTTAATCCAGTCTATATCTTTTTCAATCGAGTCGGCAAGATCATCGGCAGGTACTTCTTCAGCTTTAACCTTATCAACAGCTTCTTCCTCTTGCTCGAGTGTTTCAGTGATTTTTCTTTTTTCTTCTAAAACCAGCTTTCGTAAAAGGGCCGGTGTAAGTTTGATATGCTTCGCCATGTTTAATCCTCCAAAGCTTATTATTATGTATGTCGTTGCGAGTATTTTTGTCTAACTTTTCGCTTTCTCGCTAAAGGCTAATGTTGCCCAATTCTGCGCCGCCTCCCCAAACAACTGGGTAGGATCGCTATCAGACACGGCTTGTGAAATAGCGTCATTTCCGACTGGCCGACCTCTCTCAGCAGCAGCCTGCTCTTTTAGAGTTGTAGCAGCTGTATCTTGAAATATCGCAGCCATCACCGGGTCTGACGTTATAGATGAAACGTCAAGCGGGGTGGAAGACCGGGTGGTATTCTTTCGTTTATCACTACCATATGCTATATTGTCTAGCGCTGGACGCAGACTACGGTTTGTGTTCTTTTTTGGTCTTCTTTTTGGCGGAACCTTATTTTCCATTAAGTTCATCCCGGCATCACCGGTCGATTCTAGCAAAATTTCGAATAAGCACTCTTTGACTAATTCTTTTAATAACTCTTTAGAAACTTTAGCCATTAGCCTACTCCGTCGAAGCCCGCTGAACCTGTAAGGTCAAGTTGATTACGCTGAATGTTTGTTAGTCCAGCAATAAGAGTGAAACCAGTACTTCCATTCTCTGCCATAAGAAAGAGATCTGTACAAGCCAACTCAAACCTATGAGTGTTTGTCCCAACTTTATCAGTCGCTGAAGATGCAGGAATGACAAAATAATTCTTCATGCCGTGTGAAGTTACTTCTTCCGCGCCCCGGTACTGAGACTTTTGCCAAGCGCCCGGCGCTGGAGAAACATCTACATACACCGGCTGCTGGGGCTTACTAGTGTTATTACCAGCTTGGAAAAAATCACCAGTTTGAATAGACCCTGTTATCACGCCCATTCCCTTCACACCGTTTGCAGTGAATCCGATCCGAAGATGAGCGTTGGTATCAGATGATGCGCTTGTTACAATTTGAAACCACCGTGTCACACGAGGGAACCTAATTTGCGTCACCGCTGTG